AAATGCTTTGTTTGGGTTAGAATATGATAAGTACGAGAACGAGCATGCTGAAATCTATGAAACTGAATCTTCTGATCGATCTTTCGAGGAAGAAGTTAAGTTAAGTGGATTTGGCGAGGCTCCGGTTAAAGACGAAGGCTCAGCTATCAGTTATGATAATGCGCAAGAATCTTTTACTGCACGATATAACCATGAAACTATTGCTATGGGCTTTAGTATTACAGAAGAAGCTATGGAGGATAACCTCTATGACTCTCTTTCTGCTAGATACACAAAAGCTTTGGCAAGAAGTATGGCTTATACCAAACAAGTAAAAGCTGTTAATCCTTTTAACCAAGGATTTTCAGGTGGCTCATTTAATTCTGGCGATGGAGTAGATTTCTTCTCAACCTCACACCCATTGGTGTCAGGCGGAACAAATAGCAATACTCCTAGTACACAAGCAGACCTTAACGAAACTTCGTTAGAAAATGCTGTGATACAAATTGCTGGATGGACAGACGAGCGAGGACTCCTAATTGCTGCGAGACCACGTAAGTTGATTGTACCACCTAACGGCATGTTTACTGCTACCCGTATCCTAGAATCCGATCTCAGACCAGCAACTGCTGATAATGATGTAAATGCTATGAAAATGAATGGCACTATCCCTGAAGGATATGCTGTCAATCACTTCTTGACAGATACAAATGCATGGTTTTTAATTACTGATGTACCTAATGGTTTAAAACACTTTACACGTACATCATTGGAAACTAGCATGGATGGAGACTTTGACACTGGTAATGTAAGGTATAAAGCGAGAGAAAGATATTCCTTTGGAGTATCTGATCCGCTTGGAGCCTTTGGTTCTTCGGGATCATCGTAAACTTTTAAGTTAGCATAATGGAACCCGTGATGTGGGGGTTTCTCACTCAACCCACATCAACTTTATCTAGGGGTAAATTGTCCTATAGACTGACCTAGCAGACAAGCCAAGACGATAGGACTTATTTTTTCAGGAGAAAAAATTATGGCAAAATCAACCTTTTCAGGTCCAGTTAGATCACTCGCTGGATTTATTTCGGCAGGGAACGCTTCTGTAGTAAGCCTAACTGCTGACACAACACTTACAGTTGCTTCTCATGCAGGAAAAGTGCTTTTATGTAACGATGCAGATGGTAAATTTACTTTACCTTCTATCGTTGCTACAGCACCTGATGATGCAACTGACCCAAATCAATTAAACAATCTAGGTGCTACATTTACTTTTATAGTAGAAACTGCTGCAACAGATATGGATATACTAACTGATGGAACTGATAAGTTCGTTGGCGGTGTAAATATTGGTATTACTAATGCTGCCGGAAAAAGTTTTATATCTGGAGCAAGTAACGATGTAGTTACAATGAATGGTACTACTAAAGGTGGACTAGCTGGTAGTGTTGTTATATGTACAGCTATGGCTTCTGCTAAGTATTCAATACAAGGTAGAATACTAGGATCAGGCACTTTAGTTACTCCATTTGCTGACGCATAAGGAGAATTAATATGGCTGATGCAGGTACATCACAAACAATACTTGATGATGGTGGCAAAAACCTAATAATGAAATTTACAAATATTAGCGATGGCACTGGAGAAAGTGCTGTCGCTAAAATTGACGTTTCAGCTTTAACAAAGAGCGCAGTTACAGGACAAGCTTGTAGCAGAGTTGTGTTAAATAAAATATGGTTTAGTAATGTTGGAATGGGATTTAGCTTATATTGGAATGCTAGTTCTAATCAATTCATTATGCAAGCACCTAAAGATTGGACAGATACTTGGGATTTCACAGAAAGTAGTATGACCCTACCCGGAATACCTAACAATGCAGGAAGTGGAGTTAATGGTGATTTGCTATTAACTACTAATGATCACAGTAGTGGTGATACATACAGTATTGTTATTTGGGCTAATAAGGGTTACGCAAACCCTAGTTAAAAATGAACGATCAATATCATCCATCTGGTAGATTTGGTGGAGACATGGACAGAAATGAGGTCGAAATGGACCTCAGTAAGTTTATGGACATGGTTCAAGAGATAGGTGCGCTTAAAGATAAAATAAGAGACCTAGAAGATGTTAAGAACAATAACCCTTATCAGAAGGTTATATTTATAGCACAAGCTATTGACTCATGGAGAATTTTTCCAAGAGCATTTCTATCTGTCTATATGTATCTTTTATACTACACAACATTTTGGTTTATGGATTTGCCGGAACCCAGTTTTGAACAATCAGGATTAATTTCGATTGTTGTAGGTGCTGGAGCAGCTTGGTTTGGACTTTATGCTGGTACAAGTGGTTCGTCTAAAAGTTTTAAAGGCGAAAAATAGTAGTGCGTAAAAAGAAAAGAAATTATCGTAAAGAATATGATAATTATCAAGGCAAGCCTAAACAAAAGAAAAATAGGGCAGCTAGAAATACAAGTAGAGCAAAGTTAAAGAAAACCAGAAAAGTACGTAAAGGTGATGGCAAAGATGTTCATCATAAAGATGGAAATCCTAGAAATAAAAAAAGAAGCAATTTAAAAGTTACTTCTAAACGCAAGAATAGATCGTTTAAACGAACTAAAACAGCTAGAAAGAAAAGATAGGAATGTACGAATATAATTGCGAAGTTAAAAGAATTGTTGATGGTGATACTGTTGATGTCGTTATTGATTTGGGTTTTGATATTTATTATTCCAGTCGTGTTCGTTTATATGGCATTGACACGCCAGAAAGCAGAACAAGAAACAAAGATGAAAAAGTTAGAGGATTAATGAGCAAAGAATATCTAATTGATGCTTTATCTAAAGGTCAGGTAGTTATAAAAACACATAAAGATAAAAAAGGTAAGTTTGGTAGAGTTCTTGGCGAAATGTATGTTGCTGATAAAAATATTAACTTAATGATGGTTGATGATCATTTAGCTGTAAAATATAAAGGACAAAATAAAAAACAAATTGAAGAAGAACATCAAGTTAATAGAGAACTATTAATTGCTAAAGGTCTTTTTGATCCTAATGATGTATGATAAATTTTAATAATAACGGAGATAATTATGCAAACATTTGCAAATTTTATAGCTTTAATAATGGCAATAATTAGTTGTGCCAGTATTATTGCTGCTGTTACTAAAACCCCTAAAGATGATGTATGGATTGGTAAACTTTATAAGTTAATTGATATTTGTGCATTAAATATAGGTCGTGCAAAAATGAAAGCTGGAGATAAATAATGCCAAAAGTCGGAAAAAAACATTTTAAGTATGATGCTAAAGGCATGAAAAAAGCTAAAGATTATGCTAAAAAAACTGGCAAAAAAGTTAAATATTCTGGTGGCGGAATGTTGGAATATGAAGGTGGTGGAAAAGTAGATAATGGCGGTAAAGTAGAGATGTACCAAGATCAATTAAGGCGCAAATATGGTTAATAAATGGCTACATCTACTACAAACGACTTCAACTTAGATATAGCTGAAGCTGCAGAAGAAGCATTTGAATTAGCTGGTCTTGAAATGAGAACAGGTTATGACTTGCGTACTGCAAGACGTAGCATTGATCTTATGATGCTTGAATGGGCTAATAGAGGTCTTAATCTTTGGCAGGTAGAGTCAGGTTCTACAACTTTAACTGCCGGAACTGCAACTTATACATTAGATGCAGATACTATAGATTTACTAGAACATCACCTTAGAACAGATGATGGAAATAATGATTCACAAAGCGATACTGAATTAACTAGAGTATCTTTTTCTACTTATGCTGGAATACCTAATAAACTAGATCAAGGCAGACCCAATGAAATTTTAATCAATAGAAATGCTGGTTCTACTACTTTTACTTTATATCCAATTCCAGATAATACTCAGACATATAAAGTCGTTTGGTATAGATTAAGACAAATATATGATGCAGGAAAACCTGCTTCAAATAATTTGGATATTCCTAAATTGTTTTTACCTTGTTTAGTTTCTGGTCTTGCTTATTATATTGCACAGAAAAATCCAGAGGCTTTTCAAAGAGTTCCTTTTTTAAAACAACAGTATGAAGAACAATGGAAACTTGCAGCAGATGAAAACAGAGTAAAAGCTTCTGTTAGGTTTGTTCCCGGAGGTTATAACTAATGGGAAATTATGCAAAAGGTAAATATGCTTATGGAATTTGCGATAGAACAGGTTTTAGATATAAATTAACTGATTTAAAAAATCAAATTGTAGATCAAAAAAGAAGCGGTTTATTAGTAGGAAAGGATGTTCTTGATAAAGATCAACCACAATATCAATTAGGAAAATTAAAAATTAATGATCCACAGTCTTTAAGAAAACCAAGACCGCAAACAGATTTAGAAGCAAGCAGAAGATTATTTGGTTGGAATCCTATTGGGGGATGGAATTCTGCTTATGGTGAATCAAGTTTAAACAACATGGTTCTAAAAGGTAAAATAGGTAAACTAACTATAACAACAAGCTAATGTCATTTACTTTTACAACATTAAAATCAGCTATACAAGATTATACAGAGAATACAGAGACCACATTTGTTAATGATCTGCCAACTATAATTCAGCAAGCGGAACAAAGAATATTAGATTCTGTTCAGTTGCCAGTATTTAGAAAGAATCAAACAGGAACATTGACATCTTCTAATGCTTATTTAGCAACGCCAACAGATTTTCTTTATCCTTATTCGTTAGCTGTTTTAGATTCAAGCAGCAACTATACTTTTCTTTTAAATAAAGATGTAAATTTTATAAGAGAAGCTTATCCTTCTTCATCTACAACTGGTTTGCCAGTTCATTATGCACAATTTGATGATGATTACTTTATTGTTGGACCAGCACCTGATTCGGGATATACAGTAGAATTACATTACTTTTATAGACCTGAATCAATAACCGCTTCTAGTGATGGAACAAGTTGGTTAGGAACAAATGCTCCTGATGCTTTATTGTATGGATGTCTTATTGAAGCATATACATTTATGAAAGGTGAGCCTGACGTAATAACTTTATATGACAAAAGATACAAAGAAGCTTTACAACAATTAATAATTGAAGGTGATGGAAGGAATAGGAAAGATGCTTATCGTAGTGGGCAAGTAAGAATACAAGGTGTATAAGCATGTTAAAAGAACCAATAAAAGAACTTGAAGGCAAGAATATTGCAATTGTTGCAATGGGTGAAAGTCAATTAGATTACCATCTTGCTGTAGTACATAGTCAAAAATTTGATGAAGTATGGGCAATTAATGCAATGATTGGGGTTATTCATAATCTTGATAGAGCATTTATTATGGACCCTGTTTCACGTTTTTTTGAATCTGAAGATGCAGGAACTATGACACAGTTAATGCGTGAAGAATTACCTAATGTAAAATATCCTATTTATACTTGTGAACTTGACGATAGAGTTCCTGCATTAGAACTTTATCCTATAGAAGCATTGGTTAAAGATACTCAATGTGGATATATTAATAATACTGTTGCATATTCAATAGCTTTTGCATATTGGAATAAAGTTGCAAGAGTGCAAGTATTTGGTGCAGATTTTACTTATAAACAAAATTTATATTTTGCAGAAATGGGTAGAGGATGTTGTGAATTTTGGTTAGCTAAATGTATGGAAAAAAATATAGAAGTTTCAATAGCTACAAGATCAAATCTATTAGATGCAAATGTTGATACAAAAGATAAATTTTATGGGTATCATCGTTTAAACGATCCAATGGTTTCTTATATAGATGAAACAGGAATGAATGTTTGCAAATGGTCTGATGTTGTAAAACAAAAAGCTGTTCCATATGGAATTTCTGGCAGGGATGATCCTTTGCCATTACCTCCAGAACCGGAGAAATTCTAATGCAAACAGATAAATTTGAAATATCTATTGGTGATTTAGGAGTTAAAACAACTGAAAATAGAGGTCACACAGTAGAAGAAGTTGCTGAAATGGCTACAAATAAACTTGTTTCAGTTGCAGATACTGCACCTGATCAAATTAAAGCACAGGCACATGCTTTTAAAAATACGTGTCATTTTGTTATTGCTTATTATATGCGTGAGGCAATTAAAAACCATATGTGTACAATAGGTAATCAATTAGAATCGCAAGGTCATAAAGACTTAGCGGAAATTATAAGGAGGCTATAATGGCTATAACTCAGGCAATGTGTACTTCATTTAAACAAGAATTATTAGAAGGAGTGCATAATTTTAAAAATTCTGGAGGTAATACCTTCAATTTAGCCCTATATACGAGTTCAGCTACTATGAGTGCTTCTACCACAGCCTATACCACGACCAATGAAGCGTCAGGCACAAACTATACTGCTAAAGGCGGAAGTTTGACTAGAGTTGATCCTAGTACATCAGGAACAACTGCATTTACTGATTTTGCTGATTTGACTTTTGGTACTTGCACAATTACTGCAAGAGGCTGCATGATTTTCAATGACTCAGCTACTGGTGATCCAGCAGTTGCCGTTTTTGATTTTGGTGGAGACAAAACAAGCACAGCAGGTAGTTTTACAATATCTTTTCCAACCGCAGACGCAAGTAACGCTGTTATTAGAATAGCGTAAACCAGTTATGTCTGGTTGGGGTCGATCCACATGGGGTGCTGGTCCTTGGGGTGAACCTGCAATTGTTAGTGTTACAGTTAATGTAACAGGCGTTGCAGGAACTACTGCATTAGGAACAGAAACTGTTAGTTGTGATGCTAATGTCGCAGAAACAGGCGTTTCAGCTACAGGTGGTATTGGCAGTCTAACTGTAACAGGCGTTGCAAATGTTACAGAAACAGGGGTAGCTGGAACAAGCGCACTAGGTTCATTAAGTATATCTGCTGGTGCAACTGTTAGTGAGACAGGAGTAGCAGGAACAGGAGCAATAAACAGTTTAACTGTAACGGGTATTGCTAATCTTTCTGTAACTGGAGTTGCTGGTACTACTGCTTTAGGAACGGAATCAGTAAGCGGTGATGCTAATGTTAGTGAAACAGGGGTAGCTAGCACTGGTGCAATAGGTACAGTTGTTGCAAATGGTGCAGCAATTACAGGTGTTAGCGGTACAGCATCGACTGTTGCTCAAGGCGATGAAACAGTTACTTGTGATGCAAATGTTTATCCAACAGGAATAGCTGCTACAAGTGCATTAGGTACATTAAGCCTTGTAACAAATAATGTTATTTCTGTTACGCAAAGTGCTAGTACAGGTCAAATTGGTGATCTTACTACTCAAGGAAATGCAATAGTTTCTACTACAGGAGTAGAAGCAACAGGACAAATAACATCATTGTTAGTATGGGGTGATGTAGTTCCGGGTCAAACAACAGAATGGAATGATATAAGTAAAACAACTACAAGTTATAGCGAAGTAAGCCCATCACAAACACCAAATTGGGTGGATAAAGTGGCTTAAAAATGATTTAATTTATAAAAAGGATGTTTAAACATGGCAACATATGTAAATGATTTAAGGCTTAAAGAAATCGCTACAGGCGATGAGTCGGGTACTTGGGGAACGAGTACCAATACAAATTTAGAATTAATTGCGGAAGCATGGGGTACTGGTTCAGAAGCCATTACAGTAACAACCCATACAATTACAATGGCAAATGGTACTTCTGATGCAGCCAGAGCCTTTGCTCTAACGCTGACAGGATCAATCACCGCAACCAATACAGTAACTCTTGCACCTAACACAGTTAGTAAGACTTGGGTGATTCAAAACAACGCAGGTTATCAAGTAACCATATCTCAAGGCACAGGCGCAAATGTTGTTATTCCGAATGGCGGAATCAAGATGCTTGTCACCGATGGTGCTGGAGCAGGTGCTGCAGTAACCGATGTATTAGATATGACAGGTGGTACAGGCAATGTCGGACTAGGTTCTGGCTCACTCGGTACAGCAATTACGACAGGAACGGATAACGTAGCCATAGGTGAGAATGCACTTGATGCAGTCACGACTGGTTCAGATAACACAGTGGTTGGAGACAATGCTGCT